GGTATAACTGAACAGAATAAATCCCGTTTTCCAGTACATATTTCTGATAGTCCTAGTATTAATCAGGAGACTTCTATCTATTCTCGCGCTTACCTCAATATTGACTATCTTAATAGTCGTGAGTTCGCAAAAGAACAGGGAAGTTGGGAACCGAGTAATCGGTTCGGCACGCAACAATTGTTGCTATCTGGCGCACTAGCTGCGGTATTATACCCAGCATTTCGTCGAAAGCGATAATATACGAGTTTTTACTCATACACCCACTATTGATTGTAGTGGCCAAATAATTATAGGATACCAATATTATGTTAAACAATACACTAACTCTTCCAAGAGTATATGATAAAAGAACGCAAAATGCTAATACTAGCACATTTGCAATTGAAACTGATGTATTATCAGCTCCAAAGACCCTCACCATTTCTCATTCGAAGAGAAAGAATTCTACTTACATTGATACAGTTGCGTATATTGACGATGAAGCAAGACCAGTTTCTACTGGCGATGCTCTATTATCTTACTCTAAAATTAGAGTACAGATAAAGCTATCTTACGATCCACAAGGTGGACGTAGTGATATCGCTTCGGCAATTCAAGCTGCTAAAGCAGACCTTGATACGCTTATTACCAATGAATTAGCGTCACTATTGAACCGCGAGGTTTAATATGGACGTCTTTCTAGAATATTGCGACCTAGTAGATAAATTTCTACAGGTTGCAATCGTTGTTATCGCTGATTTCTTGAGCCTTTGCGGCTCTATGATATAGCGTAACAACATCTTTACTTGGTGTATTATTAACTTGGTATCCTCCCTTTAAAGGAGGAACATAATGAAAAACATTACTATCCATAATAGCCTTCCTATCACAAGTGTATCAGAGATATACTTGATTATAGGCCGTAATCTCCATTTATCAGACGCAGACCTTATCACGATTAAGAAACGTGGTATTGATCTGAACTTCTTTACAAAAGAGCTCCCTAGCTTAGGAAGAGAAATAGATTTCAGTCTTTCGACGGAAAATCTAGATCTCTCTAATGTTAGGTTTAAGAAATATAGAGGATCTAAGCTCCCCTTGTTCATGCATGACTTGTTCAAACAAGTTTATCATAACACAGGTGAACTCAGAGCACCCCTTTGTACTCTTGCTCTTAAGCAACTCCGTACTTTAGCGTACTTGTTCTATAAACTCAAGGTTCTCTTCAGTGATGAAGAGGAACTTAGAGCCAACGAGAAATTCATTGCAACAGATTCAACTGTTAAAATGGATTATACTCAGGAACAGATTGACGCTATTAGTAAGGACTTCCAGTCTACCATGCCAAATATTGACTCGTATGAGTTAGTACATGAACATGGTAATGGTTCCGTTAGCCAAGGTCTCTCAAATTTAGAGAAACTCGGTCGTCGGTTCCACAATCCCGTGATGGAGGATGTATTTCCTATATCACTTGATTTCCAAGATAGAATGCACGCTTTCGAGCACATATCTAAACTGGAACTGGAAGTACCGTACGCTAAATGCCTCAATATCCCAAAGGATAGCAGAGGACCGCGTACTATTGCTTTACAGCCTACTCGTATGATGTCATACCAGAAAGCTCTGATGGAGGTACTATATGATTATATAGAGACTTCATCTTGTGCTAAGGGTATGATTAATTTTACCGATCAAACTGTGAACCAAGACCTTGCTAGGTCAGGTTCTATTGATCAGTCATATTGTACAATCGATTTAAAAGATGCCAGTGACTTAGTGTCATGGGATCTAGTTGAACGTTGTTGTACGAGAGAGTGGGCGGATGCACTAAAGGCAACTCGAGCTACACATATATATGTAGGAACCGAACTTATCGAACTTAAAAAGTTCGCAAGTATGGGTTCTGCATTATGCTTCCCTATGGAAGCTATTGTGTTCTGGAGTATTGCTCGATTAGTGTGCCAAGAAGTATACGTCTATGGCGACGACATTATCGTACCTAATCAATACTTTAATGCCGTGTGTGTTAAGTTAGAAGAATATGGCCTCCGGGTTAATATTCATAAATCACTACATCAAGGTCACTTTCGTGAATCTTGCGGTGGTGACTTTTATAACGGGGAGGACATTGTCCCTCAACGTATTAAACAGCTTACACCCCAAAGTATCATAGCATTCGCTAATAATATTAGTGAGTGGTCTGGTTTAAAAACGGGTCGAGATATCGTACACTACCTAGAGTATAAGGTAGGACAGGTGTTTCTCCGTGACACGTTACAAAGTGCTGATAGAC